ATAACTGCTCAAACATAATCTCTTAATTATTTTATCATCTATATCATTAATGCTTTTACCGCAGTTCTTTACCATATGAATAAAATAGTCTTGTTTATCAGGATCATCCATATAATCTGGGTTAGCATCCATCCATTGTTTCATATTTTTATATTGTGTGGCAGATACACTTTTGATAGCATCACGTATCTTTGATTTATCATTGTCTTTTTCCCACGTATCGTTCTCTTTAATATATAGTGTCTCACGTTTTGCATCGGTACAATGCATTGGTCTTTCAAAAACACTTAATTTATTCATATTTTCTATAAATACATTTGATAGTCCCTCAGTTAACCCTCTTGACTTAGTAATATCTAAATTTTCTAGTGTAACTGTTATTTGTTTTAGAAAATCATTCATATTCAATGCATCCTTGCATTGTTCATTTAAAAATATGTTAATATTGAATTTCTGTTTATTGTTAATTGTATTATTATTACCTACCTTGGGTATTAATTCGCCTATTTGATTTTGTTGTTTTATTATTAAATTCTTGAATTCAGCATTCTCATCTATTAATTTCATTATTATCGCTTTGTAATCAGTTGTTTCATTCTCCATAATTTGATTAATTGGATTTTTCGATGAACTAATTTCTTCTATTGCTGTATTTTCTAATATATATACATTTTCATGTTTTATAATACAGGAATTACGATGTTTACAAAGACCGCTTTGAAATTTATAAGATTTACCACATTCACACCACCATAGATCGGCAGTTTTTACCGTCTTTTTTTTATCCATGTTTATCTTTATATTTAATAAATGTTTTTGTGTTTTTAAATGACGCACAAAGTCGGTTCGGTTTTTTGTATTATACAAACATTTTTCGCATGCATACGTTTTTTCCATCGATTTATTATCCATGTTTATTCTATATATTATAAATATAATTCTCCTAAATCCTTTTTTTTGATAAAAATAATTTATGGTAAGGAGAAATATTATAAGGATTTCATTATTATATAACCAATACAATAATGAAAATATGAAAATCCGAATTTTCTATAAAAAAACATAATTCCCCATTCTATTTTCGCAAATCGAAAAATGGACATTTATAAATGTCCAATTCCCAGATTTTTAAACTCTGTTGAAAACTCATTTTTTTACACTTTTTATTTATGGTATTAAAAAGATAATATACTTATGATTTAGTAACATGCATAGTACACTGATTAAAAAATTTGATAAGGTTGTTTTTGTTACCACCAACAACCGATGCATTCGGTACATACCATTGTTCTTGTAAACCATTGCCATAATATGCAAATAGAACAGGTATGCCATTTATCATTTTGTATCTCTTCATCGCAACATATAAATCGATCGATTCCTCGATATCAATTACAATCGGAAGAATCTTATCGTTGCAATTAGCGAAAAAGTGATCACATTCACCATTTATTGTTTGACATGGACCACACCATTCGGCTGTAAAGCGCACCACAATAATATGATCTTTTGGCAATGTACTTAGCTGGGTTTTAAATTCTGCAAGTGAGAGATTGTGTAATATTTCTGGCATAATAATATAAATAATATAGGCAAATTATATTTATATTATTAACGAATATGTAACAGTAATTCATAAAATCGGAAATTAAATAATTATATTATTATTTCTAAAATTGATTTCAAAAATAATATTATAGATAATTTTATATTATTATTTATAATATGTTGGTCTCTTTATTAGAATTAATCGTTGGGCCAATGTTTTCAGGAAAAACAACACGATTAATTGATCGATACAATGATGCAAAATTGAATTGTACATATGATGAAATATTAGTTATTAATCATGTAATAGATTCCCAGAGATATAAAAATAACAGCGTAGTTTCACATAATGGTATCGAAATCCCCGCTACAAGTATTACTAAATTAAGCGAAGCTACCGAACAAGTTAAAACAAATAAATATCTTAGACATATTTTCATCAACGAGGGTCAATTCTTCGAAGATTTGAGAGAATGGGTAATAGATATTTTGGATACAACCGATATATGGATTATTATTTGTGGATTAGATAGTGATTTTAAACGAGAGAAGTTCGGTCAAATGTGGGATTTAATTCCACATGCCCATTATGTTAATAAATTATATGGAAAATGTAATGAATGCCCTGGCAATAGCATATTTACCCATCGGATTTCTCAAGAAGAGGGTCAGGTTGTAGTAGGTACAACCAACTATATTCCTGTATGTAGAGAATGCTATGTAAAGTTGAATCCGAAGATTTCTTAAATCTTTTAAATCTTTAAATCTTTTAAATATCTCATAAATACTATTTGTAAACTATTTAAATTTTATACAAATGTTATAATTAGAAATATCTAATGATAAAATCAAAGAGAGGAAGAAAGCCAAAAAATAAAATGATTGATTCAAGTGGTAATTTATTAGATTTATCTAATCAAGTAATAACCAACAAAATAATACCTAATCCATTGACTGATATATCAAACGCGGTAGTTGGCCCCAAGAAACGCGGTAGAAAGCCTAAAGGAGGCAAAATAGTAGAAAATCTATCTAATACACCCAAAATTTCAAATACTATTCCAAATATTATTTTACATTTAAATTGTACATTATTTGAGGTAAATCAATTTTTTAATTGTAGTGAAATATATAGTCCTGAAATATTAGATATTAAAACATACAATGAAATCGATAGTAAAATATTTACTTCTAATTATGAATTGGTAAATAGTACAGACATAGAATCTAATGATATAATGTGCAATACGTGTGATACACTAAATACAAACATGGCATTTTTTAGTAATATAACAAATAATGATGTACAACATTCATGTAGGGTAGATAATCTGTCAAATATTATTCCCAAAGATAATATAATGGAAAATAAAAAATCAATGATGAAATTAACTAATAAAAAATTAATGGAGTTATCATATAAGCTTCACAATAATATATCAGATGGAAAATCAGCGTGTTTTTGGTGTACATATAATTTTGATACGCCTAACATATATATACCAAAAACAATGGATGAAGATAATATTCATGTTTATGGGTGTTTTTGTACTCCAGAATGTGCAACTTCATATTTAATTAATGAAAATATTGATACTAGTATAAAATATGAACGTCATTATTTATTAAATAGTGTTTATAGTAAAATTTATAATTATACTAAATTGATAAAACCTGCCCCGAATCCATATTATACATTAGATAAATTTTGTGGTAATATGTCAATAGAAGAATATAGATATTTATTAAATGAAGATAATTTAATAATAATTGTAAATAAACCATTGACACGTATATATCCAGAATTATTTGAAGATAACAATAATAAATCTAATATATCAAATATTATAAATAATAATAAATATAATATTAATATGTATAAGTAATTTCTACCATTTATAAACAAGTGAAAAATGTCCGAATTTCACTGTAAATTTGTTGGTTGGAAAAAGGATCGCATTTCACTGAACATTTGCTGATTTAAAGATTTTTCGACAGGTTTTTTTTCTTCAATTTGTAAATAGTCTCTAATAACTTTTATGTAATCGTTATTAAATTCTATTAATTTTGTTTGTGCAGTTGCATAATTGTAATCTGTTTGATTCATTACAAGATTGATATTATCGATAGTATTATCACTTGTATCCACGATATTATTAAGACTTATATCCATTTATATTTAATATTAATATGTATTTTTTAAACAATATTAAATATATATTAATATATTTATTAAATTGTAATGTCAATCGAAATTAATTCGTTAATCGATACTATTGGTAATGATTTAAAAGAGACCATTACGTCAGGATTAAAACAAAAATTTAATCCTATTATTTATAAAATAGAATCTACTAATAAAAATATGGATATTTTAAAAACTATATTGAGTAATTTACCAGAGTTTATTGAATTACAAACTAATTATAATAATTTACAAATGGATTATAATAATTTAATTATAGAAAATAATTATTTAAAAAATAAATTATCTAATGTTTCGAATGTTAATTTAAAGATAGTGGATGATGCGACGGACCAAGATGCCAACCCACAGACCGAACCGAATTTGGATATTATTAGTGCAAAAATAAATGAAAGTTTAAGTAATGATACAAATGTAGTTTTAAATAATGATGAAAAAGAAGATGAAGATGAAGGCGAAGATGAAGAAGATAGTGGAGAAGATAGTGGAGAAGAAGATGAAGAAGATAAAGGGGGTATGGATCACCAATCCCCCACTAAAGAAGAAGATAAAGGGGGTATGGGGGATGTATCCCCCACTAAAGAAGATAAAAAAAAAGAAAACACTGTAGAAAACGGTATTAAAAATACACTCGCCCTCCCAATTACAGATGAAGAAGAGGAAGAAGATAGTGGAGAAGATGAAGAAGAGGAAGAAGATAGTGGAGATGAGGAAGAAGAGGAAGAAGATAGTGGAGAAGAGGAAGAAGAGGAAGACGAGGAAGAAGATAGTGGAGATGAGGAAGAAGAGGAAGAAGATAGTGGAGAAGAGAAAGAAGTTAATAAAGGGGGTATGGATCACCAATCCCCCACTAAAGAAGTTAATAAAGGGGGTATGGGGGATCAATCCCCCACTAAAGAAGATAGTGGAGAAGAGGAAGAAGAAGAGGAAGAAGATAGTGGAGAAGAGGAGGAGGAAGAAGAAGAAGAAGAAGAAGAAGATAATAAAGGGGGTATGGGGGATGTATCCCCCACTAAAGAAGAAGAAGAGGAAGAAGGGGTCATAGGGGATGTATCCCCTACTAAAAAAGGGGGTATGGAACAATCCACCACTACAACTATTCCATTAATTCCGAGAAAAGCTCCAACAACAAAATGATAAATAAATTATAATAATTTCTTTATTAATTATAAATGGCATTAGAAATGTTTTGTGGACCAGCATTATTATATTTAGGATTTTCATTAATTCAAATAGTAATCGATTTATATAAGGGTTTATACAATACTACATTTATTAAATTCATCGTTATGGTATTATTTACAATATTTTTAAATATTTTATGTAAATCAGGTTTAACAATAATTTCATGGTTTGTAGTATTTATTCCATTTATTTCAATGACTGTAATTACTACATTACTATTATTTGTTTTTGGTTTAGATCCATCTGTCGGAAATTTGAATTATAATATTTTAAATATGGATGGAACCGGAAATGCTTTCACATACAATAATACAGGCAAATGGATAATTACTTATGCGGATAGTACAACCGATTTTATTACAATTAATAATGGATTATATGTACTTAATAGTGAGAGCTTTCAACTATTGGATACCAATCCAATAACAATTACTTGGTCAGATGGTACGCTTCAAACCGTAGATGTAATAAATCAAGATGGTTCTATACGATGGACAACCAATCATTTATTACCAAAATATCAATATATGGTTTGGAAACGCCAAGAAGGCGGCATTACGGGTGGAGGATACAATTCCAATAATTATAATCAAGCAGATTTAAGCCCATGTCCACCCAATATGTCACCCACAGAATATAATATGTATTATGGTGGGCATTGTGCAACAAAAAATCAATTAGATAATTTCGATTCAAATTATACCGGTAATTTTAGAATAACATATTATGATGGTGTAACAGAAGTCATAAATATAAATAGTGGAAATTATTCAATAAATAATTCGACTTATACACTCATAAATACATCGCCGATTACAATTGAATGGCCCGACGGAACGATTCAAACATTAGATACAGAATATAATGCTAATAATTCTGGGGTTTTAAGATGGACAACTAATCATGCGAATGATCAAAAATATAGATATATTATTTGGGAACCAATGAATAATGTTCCTGATTATATGTCTACTTCGAGCGTATTAAATCAAGGTAATATTTCAAATACTTTCCAAGCATGTCCTCTAGGCATGACACCACAAGAATATAATAGTAATTATGGGGGGATTTGTTTGACGGGCGACCAATTGGGTTCATTAAATTTAAACGAATTACAAAAACCAGTATGTACACCAGAACAACTTAATAATCCATATAATCAGATGTTAGGAACATGTCGCCAACCCAATCTATTCGATGAAATCCCCAATGAAATCGGAAACTTTATAACATCATTGTAAATAGTAATATTCTTGGATTTTTATATTTATTTAATGTTAATAAAAAATAAATATAAAAATACATAAATGTTTAATATATAATTATATTAACTATGTCAATAAATATTAATGAAACAAATAACGAAACTGTCAAAATTAAAATAGGAATGTTAGTACTCGCAACAAGTAAGAATAGAGATAATTGGGTAACAATAAAAGACAGTTATCTATTT